GGTGTACTCATGAACCTGACCGAGAAAGACCTGGACGAGCTGATCGCGTTGGCGGAGGAACAGGTCGAGCTGGACGCCGTCATCGGCACCGCTGGACTGGCCGACACGATCGTGAACCGTCGCGACCTTCGCGGGCTCCCTCTGCCCTGGGGCCGCACTCGCGGGAAGTTCGAGCTACGGGCTGGCGAGGTGACCATCTGGGCCGGTGACAACGGCAGCGGCAAGAGCCTGCTGGTCGGGCAGGTGGTCGCGTGGCTGATCGCGCAGGGGCAGATGGCCTTGATCGCGTCGATGGAGATGACCCCGGCCGAGACTGTCTGGCGGATGATCGGCCAGTGCTGCGGGCAGGTGCCGCCGGAGGGCTTCGTCCGCGACTGGTGCGCCTGGGCCGAAGGCAAGCTGTGGATCTACGACCGCCTGGATACCGTCGAGTCCGATCGCGTCCTGCGGATGATCCGGGCCGTGGCGCAGCGCCTGGGCGTGCAGCACGTCGTTATCGACAGCCTCGTGAAATGCGGCGTGGCGCAGGACGGGGAGGGCGCCCTCACGAAGCAGACGCAGTTCGTGGACAAGCTGCAGCACCTCGCGAAGCACCTCGGGATCCACATCCACCTCATCGCCCACACCCGGAAGCCCGAGCGGGCCGGGCAGCGGGTCACGAAGCACGACGTGCGCGGCGCCTCCCAGATCACCGACCTCGCGGACAACGTGGTCCTGATCGAGCGCAACCGGCGCAAGGAGGAGGTTCTGGAACGGCAGCGCCTGGGCGCCGACCTGGACGACGACGACCTGGAGTTGCTGGACGGACCCGACACGGCGATGATCGTGGCGAAGCAGCGCCACTACAGCTTCGAGGGGAGGTTCGCCCTGGACTACGACCGCGCCTCCCTGCAGTTCACGCCGCACGGCAAGGGCGTGCTGCCCTGGCCCGACGACGGCACCGTCCCGCCCTGGAGGCAGTCATGAGCGAACTCACCGCCGTCGCCAGGGCGATCGCCAAGGAGCACGAGAAGCTCGACGTGACCCACTGCACCCAGTGCTGGAGCGCCTGCCGGAAGTCGGACAGCTTCACCGTCCTGGGCGCAGGCGGCCGCCGCAGGCGCATCTGCCGCAAGTGCCGTGACGGCTACCTCAGCCGCGGCCTGACCGTGCGCTACGCGAAGGAGCCCCTGCCATGACCGAGCGCACCCGCTACCTCGACCTGTGGCTGCCCTACCCGCCGACCCTGAACACCGGCTGGCGCTGCCTCGGCGGCCGCGTGGTCCTCTCGGCCCGGCAGCGGGCCTTCCGCAAGACGGTGGGCGGGCTGATCCAACAGCTCCGGGCTGACCGGGACTCGGTCTACACGACCCGCTTCGGCTCCCTGGCGCTCGGTCTGTCGATCGTGCTGTACCCGCCGACCCGCCGGGCCTATGACCTCGATAACGTCATCAAGCCCGTCCTGGACGCCCTCATGGCCGCAGGCGTGATGGAGGACGACTCCCAGGTCATCGGGATCGAGGCGACCAAGGGCTACCCGGACCCGCCCAAGGGCCACGCCTGGGTCGTCCTGACCGAGATCCCCGGCGGCGTCCCCGGCGACACCCCGGCCAGGGCGAAGCTGAGGACCGCGCCATGAGCCGCCGCGCCGACGCCCTGGGCTACTGGGTGACCGACGCGGACATCCGCGACCTGCAGCGGATCGCCGAGCGCGGGCCGATCACGCCGAGCCCGAGAGTGGCGCCCAAGGCGGACCCGATGCTGGACTACGCCATGCGGATCACCGCCGGGTGCCCATGCGAGCGGTGCCTGCAGCGCCAGACCTGCCGGGCCGAGTGCGAGACCTTCACCGCCTGGATCCGGCACTGCGACCGCGGCCGGAGCTACCCGAAGCCCGCAACCCACTGAACCTGCTACCATTGCCCAATGTACCGCTTCTATGTCTACGCCCTCGGCGACCTTGACGACCCCGACTACATCGGGAAGGGCTCTAGCAACAGGCTGAAGGTGTCGGCCAGGGAGCGCGGCGTGCAGGGCGTGGAGCTGGCGCGCTTCAAGCGGGAGAAGGACGCCTATGCCTTCGAGCGCGAGAAGATCGCCGAGCTGGCGCCGACCATGAATAGGGCCAGGGGCGGAAACGGCAGCCGGGCGGCGCGGGTATACCGCAGGAAGTCCGAATGGGAACGGGAGATGGATCGGTGCGGGACGCGACTGATTGCCGCCTCGATACTGGCGCAGAAAGGGATTCTGCTGACCCCGTTCGGCACTCTGGACTACACTGGCTTATTGACAGAAGCGTCAAATAGTTGACTCTCAGAGATGGCTAGCAAGCCCGGACCCAATTCGCAATCGGTTGTAGCGCGGCAGGCACTGTGGAAGGTTTTCTGCGACCTCGGCGGCGCTGCTGGCATGAAGCGTTGGGCCGAGGAGAATCCGACCGAGTTCTACACCAAGCTGTTCCCGCGTCTCGTGCCGCAAGTCACCGAGCTGACGGGCACTGACGGCGAAGCCCTCAAGGTCGAGTTCAATGTCCGGCTCTCTGGCGGTTGACTACACCGCGAGCCCGACGCTGTCGCGCTTTCATCGCGACCCGAGCTTCATCCGCGCCGTCGTCGGCCCGTTCGGCTCCGGCAAGTCGGTGGGCTGCGTCATGGACATGCTGATGCACGCGGCCAACGTGACGCCCGGCAAGGACGGCGTCAGGCGCACGCGCTGGGCCGTGGTGCGCAACACCTACCGCGAGCTGCGCGACACCACGCTGAAGACCTTCGAGGACTGGGTGCCTGCGCCGCTGCGGTCCTGGCGCGAGTCCGACATGGCGCATACCGTGCACTGGGACGGCGTCGAAATGCAGGTCATGTTCCGCGCGCTCGACACGCAGGACGACGTGCGCAAGCTGCTCTCCCTGGAGCTGACGGGCGCGTGGCTCAACGAGGCCCGCGAGATCAACAAGGCGGTCTTCGACGCCATCCAGGGTCGCGTGGGCCGCTACCCGGCCGGCGGCGGCTCGTGGTTCGGCATCATCCTCGACACCAACCCATGCGACACCGACCACTGGTTCTACCGCGTCTTCGAGGAGCAGCGCCCCGCCGGGCATGCGCTCTTCCACCAGCCGGGCGGACGTGACCCGGCCGCCGAGAACATCGCCAACCTGCCGCCGGGCTACTACGAGCGCATCGCCGAGGGCAAGGACGCCGCCTGGGTCGACGTGTACGTCAACGGCCGCTACGGCTACGTCCGCGACGGCCGCCCGATCTACCCCGAGTACGCCGACGAGGTCCACTGCGCGACCGAGCCGATCCAGGTGGTCCGCAACGAGCCGCTGATCGTCGGCATCGACTTCGGCCTGACCCCGGCCGCGGCCATCTGCCAGGAAGTCGCCGGGCAATGGCGCGTGCTCGACGAGCTGGTGACCGAGGACATGGGCGCCAAGCGGTTCGGCGAGCTGCTGCACCGCCTGATCAACGGCCCGAAGTACCGCGACATCCCCGTGCGCTTCTGGGGCGACCCGGCGGGCGAGCAGCGGGCGCAGACCGACGAGACCACGCCGTTCCAGATCCTGGCGGCCTGCGGCATCAACGCGAGCCCGGCGCCCACCAACGACGCCACGCTGCGCCGTGAGGCGATCGCCGACCGGCTGCTGCGGCTGGCGATGGGCCGCCCGGCGCTGCTCATCTCGCCGACCTGCAAGACGCTGCGCCGCGGCATGATGGGCGGCTACAAGTACCGGCGCCTGCGCGTCAGTGGGGACGAGCGGTTCGCCGACGTGCCCGAGAAGAACAGCTACTCGCACGTCTGCGAGGCGCTGCAGTACGCGGCGATCGGCGAGGGCGAGGGGTTCAGCCTGCTCGGCGCCGACGACGAGTGGACCGACGACATCAACGAGGCCATGCACAGATGATCGACCCTCTCGACGCACTCACGCAGATGCTGCCGATCGACGACACCGAGCCGAGCGGCATGACCGACTCCGACCTGCTGCGCGCGATCGAGAGCGAGCTGGAGCAGGCGCAGGACGACGACGAGGCCGACGACGCCGCCGAAGAGGCGGCCGACTACTTCTGGGCGCGGCTGCCGAAGGCATCCGGCACAGCCGGTCGCTCGAAGGTCGTCAGCACCGACGTGATGGACGCCGTGCTCGCGACGATGGCCGAGATCATGCCGAGCATCGGCGCCCAGCAGCTCGGGCAGTTCCAGCCGCTGGGGCCGGAGGACGAGGCGCAGGCGGACGCCGAGAGCCGCGTAGTGAACCACGTCATCCTCGGCGTGGGCGGCGGCTTCATGGCGTTCACGCAGGCTATCCAGGACGCGCTGCTGCGGCGCACGGGCGCCGTCAAGGTCTACTGGGACGAGCGCACCGAGGTGACCTACGACAGTCACCAGGACGTGCCGCTGCCGGGCGCAGTGCAGTTGCTGCAGCCCCAGCGCGAGGGCGAGCAGGTGGCGCTCGCGGGCGCAGACTATGCGCTCGACCTGATGGGCGGCGTCCCGATGGACGGCAGCGGGTCGCTGCTGATCAAGCGCACGCGCACCGTGCGGCGGCCGCGCGTGCAGGCAGTCCCGCAGGACGAGCTGATCGTCAACCGCGACCACACCAACCTCGACTACGACGAGGCGCGCTTCGTCGCGCACCAGCGCGTGATGTCCGCGTCCGATCTCGTCGCCCTGGGGATCGACCGCGAGCTGGTGGCGAGCCTGCCGAGCTACGACACCGACACGACGAACACGGTGCGCATCGCGCGCAAGCGCAGCGAAGCCGAGAGCGAGTACGAGACGGGCGATTCGTCGACGAAGCCGATCCTGTTCACCGAGGCGTTCTACCGCATCGACCGCGACGGCGACGGCATCGCCGAGCTGCGGCGCGTGCGCCTCGCGGGCGAGAGCGGCAGCCTGACGCTGATCGACGACGAGCCCTGGGACGTGCAGCCGTTCGCGGTGGGCGCGCCCTACATCGCGCCGTTCAGCGCCTCGGGCATCAGCCTGTACGATCGCCTGCGCTGGATCCAGGACATCAAGACCGACCTCGTGCGCAAGGTGCTCGACGCGGGCACGCGCAACCTCACGCAGCGCGTCGGCGTGCTGGAGCGCATGGTCAACTACAACGACCTCACCACGTCGGTGATGGGCGGCGCGGTGCGCATGAAGCAGGCGGGCGCGGTGTTTCCGCTGCCCGAGGTGCAGCTTCCGCCCACGAGCTTCAACCTGCTGGAGCTGGCCGACAAGATGCGGCGCGAGAAGGGTGGTGCGGCGATCGACACCGCCATGCAGGCCCAGCAGGTCGCGCACGACACGGCGCATGGGCTCGAACGCACCATGACCGCGATCGAGCAGGTCAACGCGATGGTCGCGCGCAACTTCGCCGAGACGCTGATCTCGCAGGTGTACCGGAAGATGCACCGGCTGTTGCGCAAGCACTGGCCGGGCGTCATCCAGTCGCGCATCGGCGGGCAGTGGCGCCAGCAGGTCCCCGCGCACTGGCCGGAGCGCGACGACGTGGCGGTCACGATCGGCATGACGACGGGCGAGCGCATGCGCATGGCGCAGGTCCTCGGCGGCGTCATCGGCCAGCAGCTCCAGGCGATGCAGATGGGTCAGGACGGCGTGCTCGTGGGCCTGCCGCAGCTCTACAACGCGCTGATCGACTTCGCCCGCGCCAGCGGCCTGCAGGCCCCCGAGCAGTATTGGGTGGACCCGGACAGCCCGCAGGC